TTATTTGGATAACGCCTATATCAATGGCGATTCAGATATAAATGCTCCTTTTAAAATTAGTATATCAGGTACTAATGCTGAGGTTGTAAAACTTACAGTAGAGAATCTTTCTTATAGTTTATCTCTAGTTGTTGTTCCTTTTAAAGATGTCTTTTTATCAAGTCTTAATATACTTGATCCTAAAGTTTATTTTAATGGAAGAGGGGGCTCTAGCCTTTATTTAAGTAAAGATTATCAACTTGTATTTGATCCAAAAGGAACTGCGACTTATAATTCTGTAGTACCTTTACATAATTTTTATATTTATTTTGAAAGTGTAAAACTTAAATCGGATTTAAGTATTAGTAATAGTATTTCCTTAAATTATTGGGAATTGATTAGTAGTGAGTATTTTTATGCAGATAATAAAACTATTAGGATTAAAAACGGAACAAGTGGTTATGTTGAGTTAGGAAATACCGGAGGACCTACTAATAGTCTTACTTATGCATTTGTTTTTAAGAATAGTAAATTTAGTGCAGACGAGCTAGGTAATGATATTTATTTGGCATTTGACTCCTACCTCAGTAGTAGAAATTACAATAATATTCTTCCTGATTTTACTAATACTACTTTTAGTATTTCAGGAGCAGGTTGCGGTATCTTCTGCTATATAGAACAAAATAAAGAAACAATTCTTCCATCTATTAATTTTATTAATACAATTTTTAGTAATTCTTCGCGAATTGTAGGTATATATAGTGCAAATAGAAGTAAACCATATTCTACTGCTATTGGATACATTCCAAAATTATCTTATACAAAAAGACATAATGTAGGTGTTTTTTCTTATCTTCGTTTAATTGCTGAAAAATGGTACCAAAATATAAATGACATTTATTATAAAATTGGGGAACTAGCTATATCAGCTTCTGCTTTCAATAGAGTAATTTTAACTGGAAGCCAAAATATAACGAACACCAATCCAAATGCTGCAACTTCAGTTTTTATTGAGTCTGCTTCTCTTAGTCAAGTAATTTTTAATAGAATTAACGTAATTGGTTTTAGAGAATTATCAGTATCTTTTAGTGCTTCTAACATAGGTTGGTTTGATACATTTCCACCACATAATAGGAATATTAAATTTCCTGCACAAAAAACAGTGTATTGGAACAATACTGTTGGAGGAGATTTTTATTCTAACTCTTTTACATCAGCTACCGGCGGCACTGTAACAACTACTTGGATACCTTTCCCACAAGATATTGTTAAAATAACAGATGCAGGACTTGATACAAGTGCAACAATTTCTTTAAATAGTGGAGGTGCATATAATATATTTCCTTCTATAACTTCATTAGAAAGAAGTTTACCAATGAGTTGGTATATTAGCCTGAGTTTAAACTCTTTATATTTTTCTGGATTTTTAAAGACAAACGCTAATCATACTTTTAAAGGAAATTCGTTCGGGTTTTTTGATAATTATTTTTTAAGCGGAACTCTTGATGTAAAATCTAAAATAAATTTTGACTTAAATTTTGCGGGACCAAAACCAAAATTTATTAAATCAAAAATAGATTCTACTAAAAGTATAACAACACTTCAAGCAAATTTAGATTTTGGAGAAAATAGTATAAGTTGTTATAGAATAACTATTGATAGATTTTCTTCTTTAATAAATAAACCTTCTGTAATAAAATTTTCGGAATCAGGTATTATAGAAACACATTTCCCAGATATTTATTTTAATACTACTTTTGCTAACAGTAATCTAGTTAGAGGAACTTTTTGGGATAGTTCAGATTATCATGTAAAAATAGGAAGTCTCTATTTGCAAGGTGGTTCATTTAGCTATAGTATTTCTCTTGTTGGTTTATCAATAGGTAATCTTATTTATAATAAGATAGGGAATATTACTATAGGAGTAAACCCCACTCGTCCTCCCATAACTGTTAAAAGATTAAAGTTGATGGGACAACCCAATGGGTCTGCAACAGCATCTATTAGATTTACCAGTACAAGCACTTCACTTACAGCAGTAATTACTTATGCAGGAGTAGATACTGCTGCTTCTTTATCTTTTGTAGAATTTACAAGAGTTGTTCTGGGACCAAAAAGAGATGCGGCAGAGACATACAGAGTTTTTGCAGGAACACGATCTACAACTACTCCAGCAAACAACGGACCTTGGTACACAAACAAACCTAAAATTACTAATGTAAATGCAGGAAACGATGTTCTTAGTAATTCTAAAATTAACATTATTACGGATGTAACTTCAGGCTTTTTTCCAGTGTTTTCTGTTAAATACAAAGACGTAACAATAACAGACTTGAGTCTGAATAATAGTACAACGTATGTAGCAACATTCCCGAATTACTTTGCCAATAACATTAAAGTAGGGGCAAAGCACGAACTCAAGATTATTAGAGGAAGGTAAAATGGCTAAGATTACATTTAGCGATATTGCGGCTGGGTTTCAGAGTGTTGGGACTCTTAATAGTAATTTCTCTCAGCTTGAAAATGAACTTCAGACAAAAGTTTTGTATAGGGACAATCCTACGGGAGAGCCCAATACTATGCAGAATAATTTGGATATGAATGGATTCAATATCCTCAATCTAGGAACTGCTACAGTTATTACTAGTCTGAGCGCAACTCAAAGCATTCTCTGGGGAAATCAACGTGATGGGACTGGTACGCACAGTCTTAGCACTGGAGATGTTTTTAGAACTGTCGAAGTTTCTGCTAATACTTCTATAACGGCTGTTGTATTTCTTACAACGGCAGGGACCGCAGGATGGACCGGAGGAGAAAGGATTTCTATTATCCAAATAGGAAATGGCGTAGTTAAAGTTCAACCGGATACTAGCGTAACTGTTCGATGCGCTGCTAGTTATCTCGGCACTCGCCGTCTCTTTGGAGAGATCACTTTAAAGTATCGTGGCGGAGATGTCTGGTACTTGGATGGAGATATTTCTGTATGAGCCTAGAAAATAAGATTATTGGTTCGCATCACTTCAAGATGTGCAGCCGAGAACAAAAGGATTTCTGGCGGTCAGAGTTTCTTCGGACTAATGACCCTACGGGATATACCTTTGCAGAACGCTGGCTTGAGGATGGTTACCGTAAATGGAAAACCTTCATTGTTAGCTGGGGTGTCAAAGAAGAACTCAAAGAATGGCAAGATACTCTGAGCACTAAACTCCAAGCAGCAGCAATTACCCAGATTGCAGAACAACGCGAATCCTTTCAAGCTCTCAAGTGGCTTGCAGATCGTGGATGGGTTGAGAAAGACGATAAACGGACTAAGGAATCCAAGAAAGCGGCAGCCAAAGCCCACGAGGAAGTAGCAGCAGATATGGAAAGATTGGGGTTGAAACTTGTCAGGCCGTAGCAATAACCAACGAACACATTCAGGCAGGAAACTCCGTAGATCGGAGCTTTATAATGCTTCTGTTGTGCCATCAGTGCATCACAGATTTATTTATGACTATTTGGCATTTGATGTTTCGGCAGCATACGAAGTGCTTCCGGGCCAACTTGCTTGGAACGCCGATGACGGTACGCTTGATCTAGGATTAGATGGTGGCAATGCCACTATGCAAATAGGTCTTGAAACCTATTTTCATGTAAAAGCAGATAGCACTATTAACGATGGCGATGTCGTTATGGCCATTGGTGCTGTGGGCACCAGTGGGAAAATCCTAGCTGCGCCAGCAAATATTACTGATCCTGCACAAGCTAAATATATTCTTGGAGTAGCTACTGAACCAATTGATCCTAATGGGTTTGGTTTTGTAACTACTTTCGGTATTGTACGCGGAATCAATACAACAGGAAGCGAAGTCTCTGAAACATGGTCCGTGGGGACCGTATTGTACTATAAGCCCGGTTCTATCGGGAAAATGAGTAAGTTTGACCCAGACGCGCCTAATCCTCATGTTCTTGTAGCTCTTGTTACAGATGCTGGAGAAAATGGTGCAATCTTCGTTCGACCTACATTTGGTCAGACATTTGGCGAACTTAACGGGAACGTAGAGTTCGGTACTCTAGAAGATAATGACTTTGTTATTTACAAGTCTGGAAATCAGAGATGGGAGAATGTTTCTCTAAGCGCAGTTAAATCCGTTATGGGTATTCCCAGCGGGCTGACTTGGTATTCTGGCAGTGGAGACCCTGAAGGTGTTGTAACTGCAACAGTGGGATGCCTGTACTCTAATATAGACGATAGTGCAACAGACACTTTGTTTGTAAAAAAGTCAGGAGTGAACAATACAGGCTGGACAGCTTTGGGGTAAATATGGAAGGCCAAGTTCTTTTTAACACTGCATTTAGCTTCATTATCTTCCTACTTGGATGGTTTGTCCGTATTGCCTATGATGCTACTATAAAAATGAAAAATGATATAGTAGAGCTAGAGCGGATGCTTACGGGCCACTATGTGCGGAAAGAAGACTACCGAGAAGATATACGGGATATCAAGGAAATGCTTACTATGATTAATAGTAAGATAGATACCAAAGTCGATAAACAGGATCCTCGTCTTGACAAGTAAACAAGAGATTCGCGAAGCAGCAGAGAATAACCTGCTGACTTTTGCAAAACTAGTGAACCCAATGCGTATTTATGGAGAGATTCATGAGCGCGTATTTAGGTTCCTAGAGAAAGAAGGAAACGATCTTAACCAGCTTATTATGCTGCCACGGGGGCATCAGAAGTCCCATTGCTTGGCAGTATGGGCAGCTTGGTGGCTAACTCGTAATCCTGATACAACTATTCTGTATATCTCAGCAACTGCTCAGCTTGCAGAGGACCAATTGTATGCGATCAAGTGCATTGTGGACTCTCCTGTGTATCGCCGCTATTGGCCGGAAATGCTGGACCAAGATGAAGGCCGCAGGAGCAAGTGGTCAACAACAGCAATCAACGTAGACCATCCTACGCGAGCCAAGGAGATGGTGCGAGATAACACAATCCGTACTGCTGGCTTGACTACGAACACTACTGGATGGCACGCGGATGTAATTATCGCAGATGACGTAGTTGTGCCAGACAACGCATACACGGAAGAAGGCCGCAGAAAGACGGCAGCAGCTATGTCCCAGATGTCTTCTATTAAAAACGCTGGAGGCATGATTAAAGCAGCAGGTACTCGTTACCATCCTTCGGACCAATACAGTATCTGGATGTCGCAAGAAGAGGCTGTATACAACGACAAAGATGAAATTACGCATTATGTCCCAGTCTGGGAAATTATGGAGGAAGTGGTAGAAATTGATGGCGTATTTACTTGGCCTCGTGAATCCCGCCCAGATGGGAAGCGTTTCGGCTTTGATCGGAAAGTGCTTGCTCGTATCTTTGCTGAGTACACTGATAAAACTCAATTCTATGCTCAGTATTATAATAACCCCAATGATCCTGAGTCTAACCGGGTTGATCGTTCTAGATTTCAATATTATGACCAGAAGTATCTTCGACAAGAGTCAGGTCAGTGGTTCTTTAAAGAGAATCGACTGAGTGTCTACGCAGGGGTGGACTTCGCTTTTAGTCTGTCTAAGAAGTCGGACTTCACTGCAATCGTAGTAATTGGAGTAGACGCAGCTAACGATATATACGTACTAGACATAGATCGATTCAAAACTGACAAGATCAGTGACTACTACGAAAGACTAGTAGCTATGCACAATAAGTGGGGTTTCAAGAAACTCCGGGCAGAGGTTACAACAGCACAGCAGATTATTGTCAATGACCTCAAGCAAAAGTTCAAAGAAGCAGGTGTATCCCTGAAGATTGATGAGTTCCGGCCCAGCCGGCATCAGGGAAGCAAAGAAGAGAGAATTGCTGCTGTGCTAGAACCCCGGTATCAGCAACAAGCAATCTGGCATTATCGCGGGGGTTACACACCTGTACTTGAAGATGAGATGCTGTTGGCTCGTCCTCCACACGATGATATTGTGGATACACTAGCCTCAATTGTAGAAATAGCCCAGAAGCCTCGCGAGCGCGTGCGCGAGAAATCCAGCTATAGCGAGTTCACTAACACATACAACAAACGCTTCGGCGGCTTTGGTACAACCATGGGAGTAGCTTATGGCCGGTAATGTGGCCCAATTGAAAGAACAACTTCGTCCGGATACTCTGGCGAATCAGATTTACATGATGTGGAATGACTTCCATAATCAACGTAAACCTTGGGTAGAAGAACAAAAGGAGCTGCGGAACTATTTGTTTGCTACGGATACTAGCAAGACAAGCAATCGGACGCTCCCTTGGCGGAACAGTACAACTACGCCAAAGCTGACCCAGATCAGGGACAACCTGCACGCTAACTACATGGCTGCATTATTCCCTAATGACCAGTGGATGAAGTGGGAGGGTTTTACTCTTGACGATGCAGTCAAAGCAAAGCGAGAAGCCATCGAAGCCTATATGCAGAACAAGACTCGACTGGGTGGCTTTAGAACGGCTATATCCCAGCTTCTCTACGATTATATTGATTACGGGAATGCTTTTGCTGATGTTGAGTGGGTAAACGAAAAAAAGATTGATCCTCTCACTGGAGAAGAGATTCCGGGTTACGTAGGCCCGCGAGTAGTTCGTATCTCGCCATTTGATATCTTGATTAACCCAGCAGCTAATAACTTTAAGAACTCGCCTAAGATGGTTCGCAAGATCATGAACCTTGGTGAACTTAAGGCAATGGCAGAGGACTTCCCTGAAGAGGGTTGGATTAGGGAAGCTGTCAACAAAGCTATGAAGTTCCGCCACGATATTGCCAATGGGCAGTACTCAATTGAGGACTTCGATAAGGCTGTCGGCTACACCATCGATGGCTTTGGTAACTTGTACGAGTACTACCAATCTCCGTATGTAGAGCTTATTGAGTTTGAGGGCGATTTGTACGACCCGTATTCAGATACGCTTCTTCGTAACCATGTAGTTACAGTTATTGATCGTTCGCGGGTTATTCGCAAAGAACAAATGCCAAGTTGGCAACCCAAGGGAAACAAAGCCCATGTAGGTTGGCGACTGCGACCTGATAACCTCTATGCAATGGGACCTCTGCATAACCTTGTTGGCATGCAGTATCGGATCGATCATCTTGAGAACATCAAAGCAGATGTCTTTGACTTGATTGCCTTCCCTCCTCTCAAAATTAAAGGGGAGGTAGAAGAGTTCGATTGGGCTCCGGGTGCAGAGATTCATATCGATGTCGAAGGCGATGTGGAAATGCTTGTACCGGATACGACGGCACTGCAAGCTGATACGCAAATCGCAATTCTAGAGCAACGTATGGAGGACTACGCAGGGGCACCTAAGCAAGCCATGGGTATCCGTACTCCGGGTGAAAAGACTGCTTACGAAGTCCAGACTCTTGAAAGTGCAGCAGGACGGATCTTTAAAGAGAAAATCCAGAACTTTGAAGTAGAACTTTTGGAGCCTTTGCTTAACGCTATGTTGGAAGTAGCAAAGCGGAACATGGATGCTGCGGATGTTGTAAGGGTGTTTGATGACGAACTTGGGGCGCAAATCTTTGCAACGGTTACTAAGGATACAATCACAGCTAATGGGAAACTACGACCTGTGGGCGCGCGTCACTTCTTTAGTCAGCAACAGCTTATACAGAACCTCACTGGCTTGTTTAATAGTCCTGTTGGACAACTAATTGCTCCGCATGTATCAAGCAAGCAATTGGCTAAACTGGCTGAGGATCTGTTTGGTATCGAACGGTATCAGCTTATTTCGGACAATATTGCTCTTATGGAGCAAGCAGACCAACAGCGTCTTATGGCAGTGCTGCAAGAACAGGCTGTAGGAGAGGATGCTGCGATGATGGGTTCCGAGGGTGGAGTTGACATGGGACAAGGGGGAATGGTATAATGGCTGGTAAGGGTCAGTATAAAAGTACTGCAAACGCAAGATCAAAGCGTCAAAGAAGCTACCAAGGCTCGGAAGAACAAAAAAAGAACCGGGCAGCTAGGAACAAGGCTCGCCGAGAAGCAGAACGAGAAGGGCGAGTCCGCGATGGGGATGGCAAAGAAGTAGACCATAAAAGGCCATTCGCGCACGGCGGATCGAATCACAAGTCTAATACCAGAGTTATTGACAAATCAGCCAATCGCAGGGCTGGTGGTAAAATTGGTGGAAGACGCACAGCAGCTAAGAGGAAATAATAATGGAAGGTTTCTGGTCTAAATTTAAAAAGACTTTTGGCACACAATCCCAGCGTAAGCCGGGATATACGGCTGCCGGTCTTATGGGATCTTCGGCTTCTCGTAAACAACAAACTGCTCGTCAAATGGAGAGTCTTCGTCCTGTCACTGTAGCAACTCCTCGTAAGAGCCAGCCAAAAACAGCCGCTAGCTTTGCTAAAGGAACGCCGGGTACTAAGAAAGTAGATGGCGCTGCGCCTGCCCCTAAAATGGGAATGACTC